AAACTACGGTAGAAACTTATGTCTGAAACTTGCGTTTGCTCGGCAAAAAATAAATCAGCATCAGTCGTGGTAGTTGTGTCAGACATTTTAACTGAGGTAATTTCAAATATCTGCCCGATACGATCATAAACTGTCTTAAACGGATTGCCTGCTTGGGGTCTTCTAAATATCCCAAATTGTTCGCCTACCTCCCAACCTGTCGTAGTGTCTGCGTCATCAATGATTGTAACCGTAGGGTTTGCCCAGCCCTGTGCCTGTCCAATAATTGGGGTATTAAATTGTTTGCAAGTAGACTTTAACTTGACTTTAATCGACTTGTCGCCTTTGGTGACCGTAAACTCTTTTTCTTCGCTTTCTTCTCCTTTGCTGCCTTCAATCTCTGGATTTTGAGGCTGTTTATCAAGAGCACTTCCAAATACCTCGTATCGCCAAGCCTGATTTCTATCACCTAGTTTTTCGTTTTCTGTTACTTTTTTAACTGTAAATACCTTGCCTGAGAACGTTAAAGTGCCGTCCGGGTGCCCACTGACGAAAGGGTTAGTACTTGGATAATCTGCTTGACCGCTGATAACATTTGTTGCTTCACTGCCTCTCTTTATTTCAATATCTTGCCCAACGTAAAAACCACCACCACTTCCTAAAACTGTAATTTTATCATTTTCAGGATCGGGAAATGCCCAACGGGTTTGCTCGCTGCTCGCCCAAGAAAGCGTATTGACAACTTTTTTTAGCCGCCATTCTAAATTTAGCCAAGTTTTTGTCGATCCCCCGATATATTCTAAACTTTGGAATCTTCTAGATTGACCAACTGCAATGTCAGAAGCATCAGCACTGCCGACAAGCGCATAAAAGAAAGCTGATAATTTCCCTGTTTCAATGCCTTCATTTGCAATATTCGCTCCCCCTTTTAATACGCTGCCTGTTGTAACGACCGTGCCAAATTCAGGCTCGGGTCTGTTTGTTCGGTAAACTGCGGTTAACGGTTTTGACGGAGTAGTCTCCAAAGTTATTTTCCTAGCTCCTCTGGTAAATTCTTTGTTGGGTTTTAGACTATCAGCGCCGAAAAACCGGCGGCCAGAAACTTGAACCCTTACTGTTCCTATGTTTGCAACATCTGCAGGAAACTCAAAGAAACCATGCGAACCATCTACGGCTTCTTCTGTTGAATTTGCTTGAGACAGCACAATAAATTCTTTGTCATTGCCTAAGTCTTTAATCTCTGAACCGGAAACAGGTACAAATTTGTACTCCAGTTCAACAGCTCTATCAAGCGTAAACCTAATGTAATTGTACTGGGCTGTTGGCTGCAACCCCCGCACCACAAAAAACTGCGGTAACGCAACAAATTTGGAACCTTCGTTGCTTATGTCTCGCAGAAAAACTCTAAATATAGAAGAACGTAAAATACTTGTTGAAATCGTGCCACTGGTCATTTGTATTCCGTCTTTTTCCGATTCACGAAGATTTTCCGGCGTGGGTAAACTTTGAAAATTGCAAAGCCCGTTTAATCGCTGAAACACGGTGCTTTTAAGTCCAATTTCAGTTGAAACCGCTGGCCGGTTGTTTTTAATCGTTGCAACCTCTACCTGAGTTAAAGGGAAAAACGCTTCGCCAATTCCTCTGCTTGTATCGCCAACGCCACTGTCGCCAATAAACTTATCTTTAGGATTTACCACTAAAGCGTCACTTACTATGCCGATATTTTTGTTGACAGAAGTTGAAACGTCAACACATTCAAGAGTTATCCTTTGGTCCTTACCTCCGTCTATTGACGGTATATAAGTTGGCAGTCTTCTTTTAACTACTTTCCAAATGCAACCACCTATCTCAAAATGCTCTCCTAGCTGCATCGTTGAGTCAGCTTCAACTTGAAACGATTCAACCGTAGAATTGATGTCGTCAACAGACGCCCCTTGACCATCTTTATTTTTTATATAAAATTCTGTTGGGATTGAAGTGTTGCTGATTACAAATAATGCTTGATCGCCTACAGCAATATTGTCAATCTGCAATTTGTGCTTGCCATCTGGCGTAACTTCGCCAGCATTTTCCACGGCAACATTTGCTTCTTTAGTGTATTTAGTGATTCCCATCCTAGGGCTATAGTTTCTGCCTGCGCCATCGTGTTTTCCTTTGTTGCGAATTTTATTTAAACGCTCCCTACCAGCATCACCAGGGTCTATTCCCTCCTCCTGCAAAGTTTGGCCTTCTTCGTCCTCCGACTCTGAAAACTTAAACCCAGAATCTCCAACAATTTTGATGCGCTCCAGCATCCGTATCGCTACTGCTTTTGAATCGTCAATCTTAGGTATTGAAATTAACTGATAGTTAACGCGATAACTTGTGCCATTAGCAATTGCTCCGTAAACTCCAAATTGTGCGTTATTTGAAGGGGTGTAAGCATGGCAAAAAATTTCTGAAGCCTCCTCGTCATAATTAGACAGCGGGAAATTAAAAGCATCACCATCATCAGGCGAAACATCAGGGTCACCCCTGTGCACCTTTCCTCTTGTGCCGTACCTTTTATCAGTTCCACGGATACGGAATGTGCTGCTGCTGTCTGCGTGCCAATAAAACGCGAAGTAATCATTGAATACAGCATCAAGCGCATTGTTGCCAAGAAAAATGCCCTTAAGATCTGGCGGCTGAATGCCTGCGCTGCCTACGCCTTGCTCACCAACAACAAACATCAGCTTGGCTCGTTGCATTGTTCCATGACTGAACATGCGAGACCAAACAAGCTTTGGCGTCGTCAGCATCCCGCCAATGTTGTCTTTGTAAAGACCAAAAATAATAGGAACAGGCGCGGCATAATCTGCTAGCTCTGCAAGAGTTTCAAAGCCGCGTGATGGCGTGAAACGATTCGCCCCTGAAATGCTGCCAAGATCAATAACACCACCACTTTGAGCGCGTGGCATCTTTGGCTTTGGTGTCAGCACGTATGAAACACCAGTCAGCACAAGGGCGATTGCCAAGTTAATTAAAATTGTTTCTCCAACGCCACCTGCTTGAACGTCAGGGATATGGTCATACTCCGCTGGTCTTACCGCTCCACGCTTTTTAGCTTCAGCCGTAAATTCTCGATACTCTTCTTCAGTAACTCCAATCGTTTTAATTAACTGTTTCTCGAACGGAAGCAGTGGAACGTCGTAAACAGTCGGACCGAAGACCATTGAACCTTTTCTGACATTTGATTGACGTACAAGATTCCCGTCTGCCATGTGACTGCGAATGCCCAGGATTGCTGCGGTAGCAGCAGAATGTCCCCATCATACGCAGGCTTTTCAACTCGCAAACCCCATCGCATCAAATCCCGGCACACTTCCCACTTGCTTGCCTGATACCAGCTTTGCTTGAACGGTGGTGCATCAATACCCATACGCTCCAGGGCTTGATAGCAGAGGTGTATGCAATCAATATGACCGTCACTGCCGTCAGCACCCAACCGGTACGGCATTCCAATTAGATCACTGCAGTCGGACATTGCTAGATGTAGGCAGATTGCCGACTAGCTTGCGCGTCAAGGATCGTCTTGGAACATCCGTTCCAACAGCATCTAAAACTGAACTGAGCTGTAGGTTTAGGGAAACATTGTCCCAATTGCCGCCAACTACTTGACCGATGTAACTATGAACACGAGTATGCGACCCAGTTTGCGAATCTGAATCAACAATTAAAACATCTACTTCTATGACATAGTGATCGTTGATTGCACTTACAGCCCAACCGCGCGTCAGATCATTATTTGGAAAAACTAGAGTTGCTTCTAAGCCGTCTCCTGTACGGTTAACAGTAACCCCAGAAAAACCAAACGGCACAAATGTATATTGGTTACCGTCAAAAGTCATTTCTTTATTGATAAAAAAGTTCTGGAACTTAAACTGAATGCTTAACCCAGAGTCACCAATTGCTTTAATCCTTACCGCATGGCCTAGGGCGTATTGGCTCATATTCCAATCCTCCTGCGAGTGCTACCACTCATCTGTAAACGCTTCAGTGTTTGCTGTTCACCTTGTTTAGCACCTTGCGTTGCAGCCTGCTGCATCCCAGCCTGGAACTGAT